ACTAATGGAAATTAAAGGATAAATCACATGACAGATAAAGTCGCAGCATTACAAGCACTAACTCCAGCAGCCCAGTGGGTTCTCCGTGGAGATGAATTAGAATGGCTTGACACAGAACAAACACAGCCAACAGATTCAGCTATCGCAGCTAAGATTGTTGAACTCCAAGCAGCCTATGACGCAGCAGCTTATGCCCGTGATCGCCAAGCAGCCTACCCATCAATTCAAGACTGTATTCATGCCTTGCTAGATGGGGGTGATACTCTGACTGATCTACAAGCATTGCGTACAGCCGTGAAAGCCGCTAACCCAAAGGGGTAAGTTATGACTACAACGATAACGGGTGCTACAGGCATTGATAACATACAGGCAGCTACGGGTGCTGTGTTGCAGGTTGTTAATGCCACATATAGCACAGCAGTAACTACTAACAATAATACTTTTATTAGTTCTGGTATTACTGCTTCAATTACACCCTCTAGCACTTCAAGTAAGATATGGGTGCATTTCTCAACGCCAGTATATAAATCACCAAATAATGCACATGGCATAACAACAATATTTAGAGGCACTGTGTCAGGCACAAATCTAGGCCACGCCAACTGGGGATTTGGGGCATCTTATGACAGTAGTACATCAGACGCTACAGCAACTAATACAGGTAGTATTTTAGACTCTCCTAACACTACAAGTTCTCAAACTTACACTATAGGATTAAGGTCTAATACCAGTGTAACAGTACAGGCTCAAGCTAACTCTGGTACTGGAACAATAACCCTAATGGAGATCGCAGGATGAGCTACTTAGGCAGAAGCGCAAAGCTAAGTTTAAAAGCGCAGGAAAAGGTCTCCTTCTTAGCAACCGCAGGTCAGACAGTAAAGACAGGTCTGAGCTACACGCCTAGCTTTGTAGAAGTCTACGTCAATGGCGTATTACTCACAGACACAACAGACTTCACAGCCACCAACGGCAACAGTGTCACGTTCACTGTAGCACTGCTTCTGAATGATGAAGTGACTGTGATCTCCTTGAAGACGTTTACTGTGGCAGATCATTATAGTAAGACAGAGGCTGATACGCTGTTGGCTGCTAAGGCTACAGTAGCTAACTTTACTTCAACAGGCATTGATGATAACGCTACGTCAACCGCAGTTACGATAGATGCTAGTGAGAATGTGGGCATTGGAGTAACGCCAGAGACTTGGCAATCTGGGTGGTCTGCTTTGCAAATCGGTGGGTTGACTTCTTACTATGCGCCAACTACAACAAGTGCAAGTCAATCATTAATGATTAACAATAACGCATATAATGATGGTGCATGGAAGTATCTAATAACAGACGAGGCTTCAAGTTATTATCAATTACATGGGGGACATACTTTTAGAGTAGCCCCAAGCGGTTCAGCAGACGCAGCGATAAGCTGGACTACTGGCCTTCAAGTCTTAAATGATGGTAAAGCAAGAGTGCCTAATGGTTTGTTATTTGGCACAGATACCGTAGCAGCCAATACGCTTGACGATTATGAGGAGGGTACTTGGACTCCTACAGCGGCCATGCTGGGTAGTTCTTGGACAGCACACTCAGCTAGGTACACTAAAACAGGCAGGGTAGTTCATGTACAGATGTATATGGATGGTATTGCTAGTAACGGGTCTAGTGCTAATGCCGTCATTGGTGGTCTGCCTTTTACTCTTCTATCAGAAGGATGGGCAGTGGGTTCTATGAATAGTGCTGATGCTAATGCTGATAAAAGTAACTTTCATGTAAGAATGCTTTCCAACTCCACTAATGTTGACTTAAAACATGGTCGTGACACTTCACTAATAGCGTCTGATATAGACGCATCTCATATCATCTTTTCACTCACTTACTTTACATCATAACTAATTATCTAGCATGGAACTGCTAGTGGAGAAATACAAATGGCATTAACTAAAGTAGTAACACAAGACAAGATTGAAATCGTAGGCGAGTTTAAGTCAGTACAGGTACGCACTTGCACTAAGGTGCTAGAGGATGGTGTAGAACTATCTAGTGGCTTCCACAGGCACGTTGTTAGCGCAGGACAAGACTACTCAGCAGAGTCTACAGAAGTCCAAGCTATCTGTGCAGCAGTGCATACCGATGCTGTTGTAGCTGCTTACGCTGCTCATGTAGCTGCCTCAGCACCAGCAGGAGAATAGCCCATGACCAAGGCAAGAGAAAACTCGGACTACACAGGGCTGCAAGGTGATCTGGCTGGTCTGCAAACTAACATCACAGCAGGAGACACCGCAGCTAGGGCTGGCAGGAAGAATTTGCTTCTGAATGGTTCCATGCAAATAGCACAGAGAGGTACGTCAAGTGCAGGGCTGGGTGCTGATGCAACAACTTATTTATTAGATAGATGGGCTTTTGGTACGGGTGGTACTGCGGGGCGTTTAACGATGTCTCAAGATTCGGATGGCCCTGCTGGATTTGCTAACTCCCTTAAACTAGATTGCACTACAGCAGATACAAGCATTGCTGTTGGTGAACAATCTTATCTAATATATAAATTTGAAGGGCAAGACTTACAGCAACTCAAGAAAGGTACTTCGGGTGCAGAGTCCATGACGTTATCTTTCTATGTAAAAGGTAATGCTGCTGCAACTTATACTGCTGAGTTTTACGATGCAGACAACAACCGACATAATGGTCAGACGTTTAGTGTGACTACAAGTTGGAACAAGGTGACATTAACTTATGTGCCTGATACTACAGGTGCTTATAATGATGACAACGCTTTATCCCTGTATTTATTTATATGGATTCACACTGGCACTACAATGACATCAGGTACTTTTGCAAGTAACACATGGTCAGCCGCAGCAAGCAATACAAGAGTTAGTGCGTCTAACACATCTTTCTTTGACAGCACTGCCCGTACTCTAAACATCACAGGCGTACAACTTGAAACTGGCTCAGTAGCCACAGACTTTGAGCATCGGAGCTACGGGGAAGAGTTAGCGTTGTGTCAGCGTTATTTTTACCAGCATATTAAAGGTGCTGGATTTATTTGTTTAGCGGCAATCTATGCTACAAGAGAAGCGTATGGATATGTAGATTTTCCTGTAACAATGAGAGCAGCACCTACTGGTTCTGCTGTATCAGGATCAAATTACTATGTTTGTTACGCTGGCGGTGTAGGTCCAAACTTTAACGGAATAGGTGGATTTTCTGACGTAACCACTAATACTGCCCGATTAGATATAACATTAAATACAGACAGTACGGCAGGTTTTGCTGGCATGTGCCAAACTGGTAACGCTGCTGCTGGTGTTTCATTTAGCGCAGAACTATAACAGGAGCTATAACATGGAAAACAACACAGCATGGATTACTTCCTGCAAACTTAACGAGTCTGGCTGGCTAGTCAACGGAAACATGGGCGTACCCAATGACCCTGCCAACCGAGACTGTCAAGATGTACTACAGTGGATTGCAGAGGGTAATACTCCTGCTCCTGAGTACACTGATGCAGAGATAGCAGCCAATGCTCAGTCATCAATTAACTCTGAGTCACTTGAGTATCTAAAGTCTACAGATTGGTACATCACACGCCATGCTGAGACAGCAGTAGCAGTGCCAGCCGATGTGACTACAGCCAGAGCAGCAGCAAGGGCAGCGATTGTTTAATTAAGGAGAATAACTATGCCAAAAGGTAAGGGTACATACGGAACCAAGAAAGGTCGTCCACCATCAAAACCCACTAAGAAACCAAAGAAAAAAGGATACTAGTTATGAAAGGTGTTACACATTACTTACCAAATGGTAAAGCATACACAGGAAAGACACACAAGCATACGTCAGGTAAAGTTATGACAGGCGCAAAGCATACTCCTTCTAGTAAGCCTTTAAGTCATAAGAAAGCTAAGAAGTAATGTGGGCTATCGTGTTAGCAACAATGTTAGCCAGTGGTGAACCTCAAGTACCTACGATAATGTCTAGCTACAGCACACTTGATGGTTGTAGGAAAGAGTTATTACGTGTAGGTACAATAGGAGGCTACGAGCCTGTGGTTAGCCCGATGGTAGGACTTGCAGTAGTTAAGGTAGAAGCTACAAAGACTATTACAGCTTTCTGTGTTAAAGATATGAGGTCTATCTGATGTGGTCTACTGTATCGGAAGCGTATCCTGTTCACCAATGCCCCTCACAGGCTCCACAAGGCTCTGTGCTGGTCGTAGAGCCTCAGGTAATACGTGAGTATGACTATAGGTTTATAAGGCCTCCTATGGCTCCCTACGAGCTTACAGAGCATCAGTATTCAAAGAGGTTATGGATATGTTAGCAGAATTAGCAATAGCTAATGCAGCATTTAAGGTAATCAAGACTACCCTGAGTAACGGGAGAGAGATCGCAGATGCTGGAGCAGCCCTAGGTAAATACTTTGGTGCTGAGAAGACAATACAGAAGCAAGTGGCTAACGGCTCAGGTAACGTACTAGAAGCATTTCAAGCTAAGGAGCAACTAGCTAGACAGGAAGAAGAACTTAAGTTCATGTTGAACAAGCAACGTCTACAAGGGTATCAAGACTTTCTTAAGTTTAAAGCACAGTACACTAGAGACTTAAAAGAAACTAAACAAGCGGAAATACGCCAAAGAGCAGCAAGAGCTAAAGCATTACAAGATAATTTATCCATAGCTATAAAAGTAGGCTTAGGGTTTATTGTTATTATGGCTGGTTTGTTAGGTGCAGCTATTTATATTAAAGGATACTACTAGGCATGGAAAACTTAACTCAAAAACAGAAAGAAGAGATAGCTGAACTGGCTGCTGATAAAGCGTATGACAGATTCTATCTTGCCGTAGGTAAATCAGTGACTAAGAAGCTAATGTGGATTATAGGTGCAGGTGCATTTGCTGCTTGGTTATACTTTAATGGAGATATGTAATGCCAGATGCTAAATTAACTAAACTAGGACTAACAGCTTACAACAAACCTAAGCGTACACCTAGCCACCCTAAGAAGTCTCATGTAGTGGTAGCTAAAGAAGGTGGAGTAACTAAGACTATACGCTTTGGTCAACAGGGAGTTACTGGAGATAAGACTAAAACAAAACGATCTGACTCATTTAAAGCTAGGCATGGCAAGAACATAGCCAAAGGTAAGATGTCAGCGGCTTATTGGGCCAATCGTGAAAAATGGTGAGAGGTAGTACAACATGGGCATATTAAGTAGTTTATTCAGTGGCGGTAGTGCTGTTGCACAGCCTATAGAAGCCATTGGTAACATTATAGACAATGTGTTTACATCAGATGAAGAGAGAGCACAAGGCGAACTACTTAAGCAGAAGTTAGCTATGCAGCCCTCTATGATGCAAGCAGAGATTATGAAGGTACAGGCTAATCACAGGTCTACCTTTGTTGCAGGAGCTAGACCCTTTCTCATGTGGGTATGTGGCTTAGGCTTCTTGTTTGCATTTGTTATTAACCCTATCCTACAATGGGTAGCACCAGAGCTAGGTAGCCCTGAGTTACCCTTAGACGCTATGCTTGAACTTACGTTAGCAATGCTTGGCCTTGCAGGTCTTAGAACAGTAGAGAAATTAAATGGTAAAGCCACATGAAAACATATAAGCAAACAGTTAACAACATACTCATAAGGTTACGTGAGCGAGAAGTAGATTCAATTAATGAAAACAGCTATTCTAAGCTTATTGGTTTATTTGTACGTGACGCTGTAGAGATGGTGGAAAGTGCTTGGGGTTGGTCTAACCTACGTGAGACTATGACTGTGACTACACAAGCAAATGTGTTTAACTATGTTCTTACTGACTTTGGTGATAAGTCTACACTCTTAGAGGCTATCAACAACACAAGCGATACATTTATGAAGTACCAGACACCACACTGGTTTAATAATGTATACCTTAATAACACGCCAGTAACAGGAGCACCTCAGAACTACGTGTTCAACGGGTTAAGTAACTCAGGTGACACTCAGATAGATGTGTACCCCAAGCCTGATGGTGTCTATGAGCTATTCTTTAACATCATTAAAAGATCACCTGATGTCACTAATGATGATGACATTGTTAAAGTTCCTTTCTTACCTGTGCAGACTTTAGCCTACGCTATGGCCCTTGAGGAACGTGGTGAGGACGGAGGTATGTCAGCAGTATCGGCTAAGGCTCTTGCTTCTGTTTACCTATCTGATGCTATTGCTCTTGATGCAGCCAAGCACCCTGAGGAACTGATTTGGGAGGCTTACTAAATATGGGTAAACAACTACAGGCAGCCTCTATAGCAGCACCTGCATTCTATGGGTTAAACACTCAGGAATCAGGTGTAACGCTACAGCAAGGCTTTGCACTACACGCAGACAACTGTATCATTGATAAGTTTGGTCGCCTAGGTTCACGTAAGGGCTGGCAGACCATAAGTAATGCTAAGGATGGTTCAGCTAACGGAAACGTAGGTGTTAACTTACTAGGTGTGTCTAACTTTAAAGAAATCACAGGTGCTGATACATTATTGTCATTCAGTGTTGACAAGTTCTACAAAGGACTTACAGACCTAGTAACTTTAACCCCGTCCACTACTGACACAATAGCAGCAGGTAATTGGCAAACAGCTACATTAAATGATCATCATTACTTCTTTCAACGTGGCTACTTACCACTTGTGTATACTAACTCGGGTGCTGCGGATACTTTTGAATCTATAGCTACACACACCCATACAACAGGTACTGCGCCCAGTGCCAACACAGTATTAGCAGCCTATGGTCGTTTATGGGCCGCAGACACAACAACTAACAAGACCACAGTTTACTTTACGGACGTACTGAGTGGTTTTAAGTGGCATGGGGGTACTGCTGGTACTCTTGATATATCTTCTGTACTTACTCAAGGTTCTGATGAAATTGTTGCTATAGGCGCACACAACGGCAACTTGATTATATTCTGTACTGATAACATTATTATCTACTCAGATGGTAATAACTTTAATGCAGGTATGACTACCTCAAGTTTAACCTTAGTGGAAGTTATCGAAGGTGTAGGTTGTATAGCTAGAGACTCCGTACAGAACACTGGTGAAGACATCTTGTTCTTAAGTAACACAGGTGTACGTTCATTGAATCGTACAGTACAAGAGAAATCTCAGCCTATGAGAGACATCTCTAAGAACATACGTGATGACATTATACAAGCAATCCGTAGTGAAATACTGGCTGATGTTAAAACAGTCTATTCTCCTATTAATGCTTTCTACTTATTAACTATGCCAGCCACTAAACAAACCTTTGTGTTTGACACAAGGCAAACTTTACAGGACGGAAGTTATAGGGTTACAGTATGGCCTGAGTTAACACCTAAAGGATTCTTGTCACTAGACTCTGAACTTCTTTTTGCAAAACCTGATGGTATAGCAAAGTACAGGGGCTATCAAGATAATGGAGAGAAGTATGAGATGGCTTACTTTAGTAACTACTTTGATTTAGAAATGCCTAACACAAATAAGATTGTTAAAAAGTTAGCCGCTACCACAGTAGGCGCTTCTGGTCAAATTTTTGCACTTAAGGTAGGCTATGAGTATAGTCCAATTTTCTTTTCACAGACGTTTACTTTAGAGGCTGGAAGTGTGTTTGAGTATGGTTTAGCTGAATACGGCTTATCAGAATATGCTGGCTCAGTCTTAATCAACGATCAACAATCACCAGCACAAGGAGCAGGTAACATAATTCAAATAGGTTTTACTACTGATATTAATGGTACTGCAATGAGCCTACAGAAACTATCAATTTACGCCAAACAAGGTAAGGTACTTTAACTATGTCCAATTATACTAAGTCAACAAACTTTGCAACAAAGGATGCCTTAACCACAGGTAATCCTCTCAAGACTGTAAGTGGTACTGAGATTGATGACGAGTTTACAAACATTGCTACAGCAGTAGCCACTAAAGCTAACTCAAGTAGCCCTACGCTGACAGGTACACCAGCAGCACCTACAGCAGCCTCTTCTACCAATAGCACACAGATAGCCACCACAGCGTTCACACAGGCCGCTATAGTAGCTGGTATTACCGCTAAGGCACCTCTGGCTTCACCTGCTCTCACAGGCACCCCTACGGCTCCTACAGCGTCTGCTAGTACCAACACTACACAGGTAGCTACTACAGCGTACGCAGATGCTGCCGTAGCAGCACTAGTAATACCACCAGTTACAGCAGCCGTAGTTAACGCTTTAGTATATCCTGTAGGTTCAATATTTACTACAACAACAGCTTACAGTGCTTCATCCTTAGCTACTTTAATGGGCGTAGGTACTTGGGCAGCCTTTAGTGCTGGTCGTGTAATGCTTGGTGCTGGTGGAGGTTATACTGCTGGTAATACAGGTGGTGCAACAACTGACTCACATACTCTTACACTTGCTCAGATACCTAGTCACGCTCACGGATGGACAGGTACGGCAGGTACAGGCAACCCAGATGGGGCTGCGGATTCTGTAACAGCGGGGCATCCCAACTCATACCCCAGGAACGCAGAATTTGATTATGAAGGCGGTGGACAAGCCCACACACACGACATTATGCAGCCGTATATTGTCGTATACTTTTGGAAGAGGACAGCATAATGGCAGACCCAAGGGGTGAAAGTAATTCGTATGGTGGCTACAGCGGCTCAGGCGGTGGTGGTTATAGTAATAAAAGCGGTGGTAGTGTCAGTGGACAAGGGGCGAAATTTCAAGGAAATGGTAATAATAATGGCGTAATAAAAGACTTAAGTACACCTGCTAATTCATACAAACAACCCACACTAGCAGAGGCTATGGTAGCAGCACAAGATTTTAGCCCTAGAATGCCTAATACTTTAGGCGGTTATTTACAAGCGGCTCTTAGTCCTCTTTCTATTTTTGCCAAAGCAGGTGCGAATGAATCACTATATGGGATGAATGACATAGCAAGAGACGAATTTGCTTTAAATGTTAAAGAAGCTTCTCGTGACCCTAATAGCCCTTGGCACAGTATGACACCAGCACAGCAAGTGCAAATGTCTCGGCAGCCTCAAATGAATAACCAGTTAGCTAACGCTTACATAGGTGGTGGTCAAGGACGTCCTAATGAAGCACAGTTAAACGCTATGCGACCAGAGGGTATATCTGAATCACAGTGGGCTGGATTGCCTATGGAAATGAAATCTTCACTGGCACAGTCAAGTGGTATGATGGGAGGCTTAGGTGGTGACGGAGCAGGAGGAAATGGTATGTTACAAAGTACAGTAGGTGTCGCTGGTGGCCCTATGGCAGGAGGAGCAAGAGACTACAGCGGCTCAGGAGGCACATTCAAGCCTATTACCTTTAGATCAGGCACAGGTACTGCTGTATTAGATGGTGATGGTTTATCAACTTCACTCTCTGATGCTTACTCAGGTCTACCTGCATTAGTAGGGCAAGGCACAGGCCTCATGGGTCAAGCGTCTACCTTAGCACAACAGGCTCCTAATGAGTTTAATTATAACTTTGACCCACGACAAGCAGGGCTAGACTTATTCAGTGAGCGTAGTGCTTTACTTGAGCCAGCCTTTGCACAACAACGTGCTAAGAACTTAGAGCAAATGGCAGGTTTAGGTCGTATAGGTCTTGGCTTATCTGGTGAGGGCTTAGGTGTTGGTGCTGACTCAGGTATGTTTAATCCTGATATGCTAGGTATGAACGCTGCACAGTCTCAAGCTTTATCACAGTTAGCCGCACAGTCTACTCAAGATGCCTTTGGACAAGAGATGCAACGTGCAGGTTTAGACTTGAATCAGTTCAATACTAACCAACAGCAACAGCAGCAACAATACGCTAACCTTATGGGTAGTGGTCAAGGTATGTTATCTGCTGGTCTACAAGCACCTGCGCTTGAACAGTCACTCACAGGTATACCATTCACACAGGCTGGTATGAACCAGACACAACAAGGTTTAGATCAAAGCTATGCACTTGGTACAGAACAGAACGCTATTGCACGTATGTTAGCTGATGCTAAGATTGCACAAGGTAACGTACAAGACAATGGTTGGCTTACAGGCCTCACTAGCTTAGGTTCCTCGTTCTTAGGTACTTCTGGCGGTAGTGGTTGGTTAACAGGTTTATTGACAGGAAGAACATAATATGGCTATGCAAGGTTTATTTACTCAAGGCCCGTCAGTTGAAGACATACTGGCTAAACGTAACAAGTCTCAGTTTGACTTACAACAACAACTAATGGCTCAAGCAGCACAAGGCGCCCGTGACCCTGCTAAAATGAGAGCAGTAAGCTTACTAGGGTCTAGCCTAGGTCGTGCCTTAGGTGGTGCTATGGGTGGTCAGGATGAAGAGTTAGATAAACGTCAAGCTGAAATTGATGAACAAGAAAGATTACAGGGTGAATACTCCCAAGCAATAAGCAGGGGAACTCCTGAGGAAAGGTTAGCTTTTGGTAATGTCTTAATAAAAAATCCAGAGTACGCTAAAGATGGCGCTGATATTATTTTACAGGCTCGACAAGACATTGAAGATAAGAAGATTTTAGACGCAGAAGCTAAAAAAGAAGCTGATACTGTGGCTGCTCAAAAACAAGCAGACAATGAACTTGCAAATGCTATCGTTGGTCAGGTTGACGATAGTGTTATAAGAGCTTTAAGGTCTGGAGGTGAAGCAGCAAAAGAAGCTAGAAAGTTAGGCTATAAATTCTTAGACGAACAAAACGCTAGTAGTTCTTTAGCTATGAAGGTTAGGGACGCTTACGGGTTCCCCGTAGGGTCAAAAGAAAACATGGAACAAATGCAAAAGGAAATGCAAAAGTCAGGTCAGACTATTGAAGTTAACGTCAACGAACAAGGGTTTCAAGAGCTAACTAAAGCACAAAAAAGCCTGCTGCAAAAAGAAATTAGAGCTAATAAAACTAATCTACAAGCCCTAGATGATATAAGTGACAGTTTTGATGCTTCTTATTTTACACTTCAAGGACAAGGATGGGCTAAAGTTGGCGAATGGGCAGATAAGCTAGGTATATCCCCCGACACTCCGTTAGTTGGTGGTGCTGTTGACTACAACGCAAGAAAGACAACAGCCGCAGCGCAGATTGATATGTTATTTAACCAGTATCGTAAGGAAATAACAGGCGCTGCCGCTGCCGTAGCAGAATTAGAATCGTTAAAGAAAAGTTATCTTAATACTGATCGCGGCCCTGAGGCAACCTTGGCTATGATTGCACAATTAAAAGCTGTAGGTAAACGTGGGTATGAAGAAAAGAAACTTCAATTAGGGCAAGGTATTGATTTAAATCCAGTTGTATTTGATTGGAATGACCCGACTACTTATACGCAAGAACAACTAGATGCGGCTTATGAAGCAGCGATAGCTAAATAATGACAGGTAAGAAATAATGGCTACTAACCAAGAAAAAATAGACTACTTACTAAGTCTAAAACCAGAAGAGACTGGCCCTACTAACGAAGAAAAAAAAGCGTATTTGTTACAGCAGCAACAGAGTGCTATACAGCCCGAAGTTATACCACAGGAAACTGAGGTTCCTCAAGTAAGTCAAGTTGAACCTTCTTTTGTGGAAACCTTACCTTTTATGGACAGAGGTCAAATAGCAGACCCTCAGTATACCATGACGCCTAGTTTTGGTGATAAAGACTTTTCAGAACTTACTGAGAATGTTTTTAAAAGCCTTGACAACATTGGGTTAGGTGCCGCGCGTACTGCTGGTGAGATTACAGACACTGTTATGTCTAAATGGTTAGGTGAAATTACATCAATACCTTCTGCTCTTGCAGGTGCAAAGTTTGCAGCTAAGTTACCTGTAGGGCATCCCGCCCTTAAAGGGTTATCTATGCTAGTCACTAGCGCAGGTGGTAGCGGTATAGGTCAATTCTTTGGTGAATTAGGTGAAGACGTATGGAACGGGACTGCTGTTGATTATGACAGTGCGCTTAAGGAAGGTGTTAACACAGCTAAGTGGGACATATACGGAGGTTTAGCTTTAGGTACTTTAGGTACTATTTCTAAAAAGGCTTTACGTTTGAATGGTATTGAATCTACTGATGATGCCGTAAAAGTAGGTAGGGAAATTTTACAAAAGTATGGTGCTGACTTAAGTTGGTATCAGGCTACAGGCTCCAACATCTCTTCCGTCATGGAGGGCATAGGTCGTGTAGGTCTATTCGGTAAAGAAACTCTTGATAGGGGTTTTAAAAGACAAGAAAAAGCTTTACAAAAAAACTTAGAAGAACTTTTTACACCTACTACTATAGAGGATTTTGGTAAGAACGTACAGCAAGTTTTAACAGACAGCACTCAAGCTCTTAGGAAAGAATACTCACCACAGTATGACGCTATATACGAATCGGGTAAAAACATACCTATAGATTTGAGGCAGTATAACTCAGACATAGTTAAAAGTATTGAGAAAGCCGCTGGTGCTAGAAAGAACAAGAAAGCCCCTAGTTCTAATCCTATTGTTAATGAGGTAAATTCTTTAGTTGCTGGTCTTGACGATGTGACTAATATGTCAATGCTTAATCAAAACCTTATAGAACTCAGGACTCTTAAACGTACAGGTTTTGAAGCCAGAACTACTATCGGTAACGTAGGCGGTAATTACGCTAACCAACAGATAAAAAAACTTGAAAAGATAATGGGTGAAGCGGCAGAAAAATTAGACCCTTCTTTAAAAGGCAAGTTAGACTTTCTTAATAAAAACTACGCTATAGCAACCAGTAAATTAAAAAGCAATACAATGCGTATAGTAGCTAAAAAAGACCCTGCTAAAGTTGGTGATTGGGTGTACTCTAATCCTGCTAAACATAAAGAGTTTATGTTATTCTTAGGTCAGGCACGTAACTTAAAAACTATAACTAAAGAGCAGCACATGAGTATCCTTAATGATTATAGATCAGGGTACATGAAAAAACAAATAGCAGAAGAAGCTGCAACTACGCAATCCATGTCTGCCTTAGCTAAAAAATTAAGGATAGCAAAGAACCATGAAAATTTAGCCAGTGTTTTAGGGCATGGAATGACTAACCGCTTTAAGAATATTCTTAACACAGCAGAGCTGACACAAAAAAGCGTAGGTGCTAAGTTGGGTCTTGTTGTTGGAGGGCAACAGGCTACTGCTGTTAAAGGAGCACTGTTGGCTACCGCAGCTTATACCATGAGTTTACCAGCGGTTATTGGTTTGTTTACTGGCCCTATGGCTATGGCTAAAGCCGCCAGCACTGCTAAAACAATGGGTGAGTGGTTGTCTATTAATGCTGGTCTTAAAAAAGCAATAGATAGTGGTGATGTTGCAAAAATAAATGTTGTTATTAAAAGAATAACACAGTACACAGGAGAAGCCAACGAACCTACTGAATCTACAGGTAATGAACTATGAGTTTATTTGGTCAGTTTACAGAATGGGCTAACAAACCTTTTACTTTAGATAAACCTGATAATTACCCTATACAGGCTGAAAAACCTTTAGGTGATCGGTTTGATGACTTAAAGAATACAGTTGTAGAGGGTAATGTTAAAGCTCTTAAGGATGAACAACGCTATAACGATGGGGACATCAATATAGCTGAGTTAGCCTTAAGACACGTAGGTCGTGGAGGAGAAGCGGTAGGTGAGGGCTATGGGACAGTATTAGGGTTAGCTACTCCATCGTGGGTAGGGGAGGCAGCTAAAGATGTAATGACTTGGGGTGCTGATAGAGCATTAGAAACTGACATTGCAAAACGAGGGTTAGCTTACTTACAAGAAAACCCTAGGGTCGCACGTAACATAGAGGCTGGTATGGGTGTGTTAGAATTAGGTCTTCCTAAAGCTATGATAGACCCTGTAAGGAGAGCTTTGAGTGCTGCGGCTAACTACATACCTAATCACTACACACCTTCAATTAAAAACAAAAAGGATATGCCTGATGATTATAAACAACTTACGCAAACATTGCTTAGGTTTGGCACTAAAGGTGTTAAAACTGAAAAAGAAGCTTTTCATTTAGCGCAAAAGTTGACAGGAGCAGCTACATGGGCTAAAGATGGTTTTACAGGAGGTGTTAACTCTATTGTTAATCCTAAGGCTAGGGCGCTCTATGATAAGTATGGTATTAATAGTACATCACAAAAAATAGTAAAGAAAGAAATGTCTCTGTACATGAAAGAAAAAGCCGCAGGGAATCACGCAGTAGCTAATCGCCACAAGGAAAAGGCAGTGGCTCAGATGAACTACAACAAGTACATAACAGCGCAAACTGCCCACAAGGGTAAAATAGCTGAGGTTCTTGATAATGTCACTAAGTCTGTATCTTATGGCGGTATGCAACCTTTAGTTAAACAGAACTATATAGACTCTGCTAAAAAACAGAAAAACACTCTATCTTCTCAAAGCGCAAGAGGTAAAAAGACAGATACAGATTATGTGGCCTCTGATGCTGATTTAGGTTTTGTTTTTGACAAGGCCCAAGAAATATGGGGCATGAGTAATAACACAGGCAACAGGCTAGTAGTTAAGCGTAACACAGGTGTTGGAGGAAATCATGGCAGTGACGCTATAACTAATAAAAATAAAGTACATAACTACATGAAAAAACTATATGCTGATGAAAACATAACAGACCCTTTAGCTATTTATCAACATCTTAAGTCTTTATCTAAAGAAGACTTTCCTAGTGGTGTTGTAATGCTTAACAAGAGTGCTGAGGACGTAGCCCTTAATGGTTTATGGTTATCTTCTTCTCACGTAGGTAGTGCTGTAGTTGAAGGAGGAATCAACGTAATGACTAAGATACTGCCTAATCAAAGAGCCATGTCTTTTGTATCTGACGTACATGACTTCCTTGAGAAAGTGCCTGTGCTTGGTAAGGTGTTAGGTGCTGCACTGCCTAATGGTGAAATGTCAATAACGCCCCCTATCTACGCTGATCTAAGAACTCGTAAAGTTAAAGATAGACAAGCTAAGAACAAAGGAGCTAGGGCTGATATAATTACTTTAGATAAAGGTCAAAGCGGTAAGGTTTCTGACGAGGCTATCAACGCATATATTAACGCTCAACCTAGCGCAATGGACATAGCTGCTCAAGGCGTTAAAATACCGATACAAGCAGGATTAGTGTCTAACGGGCTGTTTGACTATGGTGACGCAAGTCCTCCTCCTGAGCCAAGGCCTCCACGTAAGGTGTTACCACCACGTACAAGAGCTAGATAATAAAAAAGCCCTACCTAGGTCAATCCTAAGCAGGGCTTTTTAATACCTACGATTTAATGAATGTCAAACCCTGTGTTAGTCTTCCATGCAAAGTAATCCTCAGGTCGCATAATCTCCTTAAAGATAGTCTCAATGGCTACGATTAAACGTAACACTTCTGGTTTATCATCCTTGTCTCCAAACTCCATTTCTTCCTTAAGATCACTGTGGAACTGCCCTAAGCAAATTACTGTAATCTGCTCTATGTCCACAAGGTCATTTAACTGTACACTCATGTTACCACCCCCATGATTCACCAGACATTCCGTCTGCGCTATAGTCCGTCACACGCCCCTCAAAGAAGTTCTTGAAGCTGTCACCATTAAGTACCCAATCAAGCCAAGGCAATGGATTCTCCTGTACGTCCCAATTAGGCTTAAGACCTAGGTTAACTAATCGTCTGTCGGCAATGTATCTGATGTACTCTTTGACTTCACTAGCCGTAAGACCTTCCACACCTCCCAGTTCAAACGCCAGATCAATAACCTTGTCCTCAAGCTCGACAGCAGTCCTGTACATTTCATAGATAGATAGTTTAAACTTATCATCGACCACCTCTGGATTCTCATTAATGAAAGTACGAAACAATTCTGTCATACCTGCGACATGAATAGTCTCGTCCCGTATACTCCACTCTACAATCTCACACATACCTTTAAGCTTACCAAAGCGTTGGAAGTTCAAGAGCATTACAAAGGCTGAGAATAAGCTCATGCCTTCATTACAAACAGTCTGCGCTAATGCTTTAGCTAATCCTGCTTTAGTGTCTGGGTCAAAAGTCTGCATAAACTCTAGCTTCTTAGCCATAGCGTCATACTCAAGGAACGCTGTGTACTCAGCCTCAGGGAAGCCTAGGGTATCGTTAAGCAGGGCGTAGGAGCGCATATGGATAGTCTCTCGCTGTGCAAACGATAACATCATCATACGTGCTTCATTGTTCTTAATGCGAGGTAGAAACACATCTACGTAAGAACCACCTACGATAACATCAGACTGTGTGAATAGCCTGAGTATCTGAGTGATAAAGTTCTTCTCTTCATTGCTGATCTTACCTGACTTCCATTGTGTTACATCTTCCTGTAGGTCACACTCCCACTCACCCCAGTGTAACTTATCATGCTCAATAGCTTGCTCCACAAAGCTTGAGTAGTTAAAGGGCTTATACGCTGGTGATACTGTTAATAAACTCATTTCTTATCCTTGGCAACTTAAACATTCATCATCATCTTGATCTTGTGCAAAGTCAGCTAAGGCCACTCTAGTAGGCTTGAAGCTTACTGTGTCAGCCTTAGAACCTGCGCTAGTCCTTAGGTAATACAAGCCCTTAAGCTTCTTATTGAAAGCTCTCAGGTGTACTTCATTCACATAGGCCTTGTCTGTACCAGCGGGGAAGAAGAGGTTAACACTCTGCCCTTGGCATATGTAAGGCTGTCTACCTGCTGCATGGTCAATAACCCATCGTTGGTCAAGCTCAAAGGCAGTCTTATAGATTTCCTTATCCCATTCATCCATCCACTCTAGGTGCTGTACGCTGCCCTCGTTGAGTACAATAGACTTCCATTGTTCTGCTACCCACTCAGGGTCTTTGTTATGCGCCTTAAGCACCTTATCTAAATACTTGTTCTGTACTAGGTGAGCACCTACTCTAGTCCTGTGCGTAAAGGCATTAGACTTAAGAGGCTCTATACTAGCACTACAGCCAGCAATGATACTACTGTTAGCATTAGGTGCTATAGCCAGTAAGTGGCTGTTACGCATTCCTGCTACGTCTGGGCAAGCCCCACGTTCCTCAGCTAGATATACAGAAGCAGATCGAGCTTGAGCTTTGATGTGCGTAAACATATCAGTATTGATTGTAGTAGCCATAGGAGACTCCCACGGGACGCCTAAGCGTTGTAAGGCGCTATGGAACCCCATTGCCCCTAGTCCTAGTGAACGCTCCTGTGTGGCACTGTAGACAGCCTTACGTAGCTCCTTAGGTGCATGGAAGCAAAAGAAACTAATTACATTGTCAAGCATAGTAATTAAGTCAGCTACCATAGTGGTGTCTTTCCACTCTTGATAATACTCTAAGTTAACACTCGACAAACAACAAACTGCTGTACGTTCATCTGACGTAGGTAAGTGAATCTCGTTACACAGGTTTGACCCATGTATCTCAAGTCCCTTCTCCTTCATAGATGGTGGCAAGTGTCGATTAGCTTCATCAATAAAGTTTAAGTAAGGCTCACCCGTCCTAAAGCGTGTCTCAATTAAACGCTCCCATAGCTCACGTGCTGGTAGTAAGTCACGTACTGTCTTGTCATTAGGGTCTACTAAAGGCCAAGGGTCACCAGCCACTACAGCGTCCATGAATCGGTCAGTAATGTTCACTGCATTGTGTAAGTTAAAAGCCTTACGATTCGGGTCACCACCTGTCGGTACACGAATGTTAATAAACTCAATGATGTCAGGGTGACTAATGTCCATGTAGGCTGCATAAGAACCCTTACGAGTCTTGCCCTGCCTGTAGGCTGTCATGTCACTATCTACTGTTTTTAAGAAAGGTATTGGTGAAGGAGCCACATCACTAACGCTACGAATGTCGCTCCAATGGCCGCCCACTCCACCACCTTTAACACTAAGCCATCGTAGTTCTGTCGAGTGTCCGATAAGACCATCAAGGCTATCAGGCACGTAACTGAGGAAACAGCTAATAGGTAATCCATTTATTTTTTCCCCCTCCTTAGGGGCGTTGCTTAATATAGGGGAACTGAACATAAACCAGCCCTTGCTGGCGTAGTCATAGATGCGTTGTGCTAGTTCGTAGTCATGCTTACTAAATGCTGTGGCTGCTCTTGCGTAGGCGTCCTGAGGGTCTTCACCCTCACGACAGTAGTAGTCCTTAAGGAGCGTATAGGCCTGTTCCGACAGTAACTTGTTACGCTTATAATCAATTACAATGCTCATTTATCCACTCCGTTGTTTCTCTTATCCCTTTAAATCCAACTAGGGTGGCTCCAGTTTCAGTATTGATAACTGTAGGTACACTACGTACTTTGTAGTGGATTGCTGCATCAATGTCTTTTCCAATGTCAATCTCTTCGTAGTCAACCTCTTCATGGTTAAGCACTGTACTGACTGCTTTGCAAGGCTGACAACCCTCTGTGTAAAACTTAATGATCATCCTTAGTGCTCCCATGTAATGCTTCGTCATAAATCTTACAAGAACTAATAGCATTACGCTCTGCTTTTGTATAAGTCTTACTCGCTGAACCTAGATCATATAAAGCCTGAGCTTTATCTAAGCTGTCTACACAATCCTGCCTTAGTAGTTCTAACGCTAACCCTCGCACTTGACCTTTCATTAGTATTCCTTCTGATATTCACCTGTACGAATCATGGCACAAATCTCAACTGCTCTCTTGCCTACCTGTTTGGCCCATCGACTGTCCATAAACTCGTCTGCTGCCTCGTCCCACTTGTGGTCATAGGAGGCCTGTAAAGCCTTTTCAAACTTACGTAGCCTAGGCATACCTAGGTTAAAGCAAATGTCAACCAAGGCGTCATAACGAGCAGGAGAGTGCATGATTAAGTCAATAGTCCACGGGAATGCTATTGATAGTTCATCCTCTACACGCTCAATGTCATTAGCTAGTAAGTAGGCTATCTCCCGTTGACTTAAGCCTATGCCTCCATTAGGGTCTATGTTACGCCCTACGCCTATAGTAGTCTTATTGGCTGTGCATTTGTAAGCGTGTGTCTCTACACCCTCATGTGCTGTAATCATCTTAGCTAACTGTGACATTATTTATTCCCGTCTATTGGTTCATTGGTGTGCCTAGGTGCTAGAGCAGTCTCCTGTTCTGTAGCAACAGGGGTGTTCTCTTCAATCAGAAGGTCAAGGTAATGCCTTGCTTTCTTCAAGTCCTCAAGCCCATTCTTAGTACGCCACCTAACGACATACTTAACTACGTTACCTTCACAGAAGAATAACCTGTTAGCTTGTATGAACTCTATAGGCTGAATCTTCATGTTCTGGTAGTGACTCCCACCTACTTGAGTCTCAAGTGCTTTAGGTTCTTCTTCGCTCATTATTGCCTCCATATCTCCAAAATCATCTATAAAATTATACTTAGGCCAATCTATAATTTTATTCATTATCTTCATCCTCCTCAGTAAACATATCTAAGTTTTTCATTACCAAGTCTTCGTAACGATCAACTAAAGACTCGCTTGTAATGCCTAACAGCTCACACAAGAAGTCAACGTCATACTTATTTAATATCTGTTCTTTTACTTCTTCAAAGGTGCTAGACATTTTAAATGCTCCAGTAACTTATCAATAGATTTCATGGTGAAGTGTGCCAGACCTTCTTTGTCACACCACTCACCTAGGTTCATCTTAGAGCCTTTCCTAAGGCGCTTACGTGAATCAGAGAATACAAATATCAATGGTCTATCAATCTCGTCCCTGATAGCTTTGTACTTCTGTGTGTCACCTACTCTAAAGAATCCCTTGCACTCTATCATAGCCCCTGTACGCTCACATATGAAGTCTGGTACGTACTTCTTATGTATCGTGTAAGGTAGCCTGTAGGGTTCATACTGGAATCCCGTAGGGCCAACAGCGTCACTAAAGGCACTTTCAAGGCCTGATCTAAACTTAGTCATAAGTCTCCTTAGCTTCTTTTCTATGTATTTTTCTAAGGAGCTTGTCTTTTTGGTTCTGTATTTCACTACAGCACCCACAAGCAGCTTTCTGTGTCTTACGTCCTTTCATGTTTATGTTCCCGCAAGGGAACCAGTGACCTTTACTAGACATTTAAAGTATCCTCTATGGTTAAGCGCCTAAAGCCGCCCCAATCACGCCTCATGTACAGTAGGTTCCAACACACCTCTAGCCTGTCATGCCAATCCTCAGGGTGAGCCTCTTGCCACGCCTCTTGTACCTTAGCCAGCATACCAGCCGTAGGTACGTCAGCCAGAAGCTTTTCAGCTTTCTTAGGCCCGATACCTACGAGGCCTTGTATGTTGTCCGTAGAGTCTCCTGTGAGCATCTGTAGGCACATCTTGCGGTAGCCTTGGTCTTTACATATGTAGTACAAAGTCTCTTTGGTGAAGTTGTAATGCCAACCTTCTACCATGTCAATGTCTTTGTCTATGTGTGCAATAACAAAGTGCTCCTTAGCATCTAAAGCTTCTTGCGCCCATATGGATACTACATCATCAGCCTCACAGTTATCAGACTTAAAATGCCCTAGGCTATAAGCATACTCGTTGAGTTCCTTGCGCCTCTCTGTTACCTCAGGATTAGGGTCTTCCTCTTGCTCTTTAAGCTTACGCTGGCCTTTGTAATCTTCTGCTATATCATAACGAAAGTTACCAGTGCCTTTTAAAGCTACCTTAGTCTCTGTGCTGCAAGTCTCCCACTCAATGTCCTCTATGGCTTTATCGTAGTATTCCATGGCTTGCTTTAAGTCTATGTCAGTCTTAAGAGCTATGCGATAGATGATAGAATCAGCATCAATAAAGCATTTGTCAAAGGGCTTGCCTTTACTATTCTTTATGTTCATACGTTACCTCTTTTAATTTTAAAGTAAAGACATCTGTTTATTCTCTTCTTTCAGTCTTTTTGTTTCTTTAGCTCTATTTACTCTACTAAGCCTATTATGCTCAATACGATGACAGTTAGAACATAATAGTAAACACTTTTCAGCTTCTTTTAACACTTGCTCCATTGATTTTAGTATATTACCTCCTACGTTAAACTCTTTCTGTGAAGGGTCTATGTGGTGATAGTCATAAATCTCAATGTGCTTTAGGTCACGTAAGTCACAGTGCTCACACTTACCACCTTTAAGTTCAAAAAGCTCTAGTAGTCTGTTTCTTCTGTGCTCATAATCATATTCGTGTTTTCTGCCTTTGCGTTTCATAAGTCTGTCCTAGTGAGTATCGGCCCAACTATTGCCTACGTTAAATTCCCCTGCTAAGGGACACCTGAGCTTGAAGTGAATACCAGCAGCCTCAATACAACTAGCTGCTAATGCACCAAACTTAGATGCTTGATCTTCACGTACCTCTACTTGAAACTCGTCATGGATATTGCCAACAAACTTATAATCTATACCCCATAGTATAGCATATCTGTCAAGAATAATCAAGGCTTGTTTCATAATTAAACTACCTGCTGACTGTAAACACGAATTAAGTGCTGCATGTTCTGACCTGATAAACACTTTACGTCCATCTAAGCCTGTTATGTAGCCCTTAGCTGCTGACTGTGCAACATTTTCCTTAAGCTTTGCAAGTGCTGGTGTAGCCTTGAGGAAACTATCCTTAAGTCTTTTACCTACTACTCTACCGCCACCTGCAATACTACCTATCTTCTCGTCACCTGCGCCATATAAATAAGCGTATATGAAAGTCTTGGCCTGATTTCTAGTATCAAGACCAGCAGCTTTCTGGTTAGCTGTGTGTATGTCTCCTGTGAGTATAGTGTTAGTATAGTCTGCATCATCCATGAAGTGGGCAAGCATTCTCAATTCTAAACCAGAGGCGTCTATACCAACAAGCTTATAACCTTTAGGTACTATCCAACATGAGCGACACTCTGGCCCGTAAAGGCTACTAGAGCTAGGCACCTGCGCTAAATTAGGCTTGCTGTGGGTCATACGCCCTGTCACAGCACCATTAGTATTAACGTAACCATGCACCCGCCCTGTGTCCTCATGGGCAGCCTCAAGCCAACTACGTACCTGAGCTATGCGCTTACCTACTAATAGGTAGGAGGCAATCAACTCAGCCTCAGGTATGCCCTTGACATTCTTAAGTATGTCCTCAGATACGATAGGGTGGCCTGTCTCTGTAAAGGCCTTAGGCTTCCATCCAAAGTGCTTGAGGTATCGCCCTATTTGTTGCCTACTAGCCAGATTAAAAACAGGCCAGTCAATACGACTAAAAGGGCCACCTACTTCTTCCCATCTTTCACCGAGGAACTTGAGTCCAACGATACTGTAACTCCCATCTTTTTTAACTTTAGGTACAATGGCTTTGTAAAAGGTCGGCAAAGGTAAAAACACTTTCTGCACAATCTCTTCAAGTTCATATGACTTCTCCTGTAATTCCGCTACTAAATCCCTAGCCTTTGGCGAATCCAAAAGCCAGCCGTTTCTAATTTGCTGCTGTATGATGCGTTGTACGTCATGCTCTAACTCAAGGCTATCAGGATTAAAGTCCTCTAGCTCTTTAAGTAAAGCTTTATACACCTCATGGTTTACGTTTACATCTTGCTCACAGTAAAGGAGCATATCGTGCGTGTAGTGAGTCCAATCACTATAGTCACCCTTAGGGTATCCAAGCTTCTCGCCCCAGTGTCCTAGGCTGTGTGCCTCGCGCTGTGGGTCAGCTAGTCTTGACATGACTAATGTGTCTGTAATCTTACAGGCGCTAAAGTCAGTGCCTAGTAACTTCTCACACGCTGGTATGTCGTAACCTATAATGTTATGCCCTATCACCTCCTGTGCTTGTGCTATTGCTATATTAAATGTAGGCCATTGGCCCTCTACGTATGAGCTTATGACGCCAGTGTCAATATCCTTAGTGATAATGCACCATACCTTTGTAGGCGCTAGGCCATTAGTCTCTATATCGAATATTAATCTAGTCATAGGTTACCTATAGTAAATATGTGACCCCAACTTAATTGTGGTGGTCATTTCATCTGCCCAGTACGGGTGTACATAGTCTGCATGGTAATGCGTAGCACCTTCGGTAATGTCAATAGACTTACCAGATAATACGTGCTGTGCTAAAATAGTAGCTTCCAGCATTGCTTTACCATTTTGGGGCTTGTCAGACAAACCATCACAGAACCAACTGTACTGGCACTGGTATCTAATAGGGTTAATCATGTCCCACCCATGATACTTAGCTTGCTTTATAACCTCACAAGCTGTATCGGGATACCTACTGTCAGCCATACGATTTAACACGCTATGTGCCACACCTATCTGACCTGCTAATGGTTCCCCTCTAGCCTCATGGTAGATGTTAAGGGCCATACATAACACTGCTGCGGTTATCATGGTTAAAAATCGTCATGTGCATTAGCTGCCTTAGTCTCAGGTGCCTGAGTAGCTACCAAGCGACTGCTATGGTTCTCATAAAAGAGCCAGCCAGCTACCCCTGTACGTCCTGTACGTCTACACTTAACTAGTTGCACCTGAGTACAG